TACGTGGCAAGTATTTGTTTTCTCTTTCGCCAATCATGAAACGTATTCTAAATGTTGGTGGATATTTGAGTGCACCTGCACCTAAGTTTTTAGGGTACATATACTTTCTAAACTGATTTTCGATTCTGTGTATATCTCTTGCTTCTTCAGCAGAGGTAGGAACCAATTTGAAATTGAATGCAAATGATCTAATAGTAACACCATCAAAGTTTTGAGTGGTATATGGATTGACAACCAATCCTGATTTAAGCTCAAAGATAGTTGCAGCTTCACCTAATGCTGCACCAGCTTTTGTTTTAAATGCTTTTGTTACATTAGAAATTAAGTCAGCAGTTGAGCCTTTTTTATCACCTTGCAACCCAGCGGCTTTACCTAATCTAGACTGTGCTGCTGTAGTTGTTTGTGCCACTGCACCAACTGCACCTAGATTTACTGAGTTATATGTGATTCCATCTGACGTAGAAATTGCAGTAGGTATAAACATATGAACCTTAAAAAATTCTTGCTCTGCACCGCTCGCTAATGTGAATTCTACATGTGGAAACTCATCGCCTTCTTTTGCGATCATGTCTCTTAGATTATTTGGGAATGTAATTATCATACGTTTTACCTTTATAAATAACTATATAATTTTTTAACTATAGAACTATTTATATGGCTTACAAAGGTAGATATACAATTAAGAACAAAGATAAGTATCTTGGCGACCCGTCAAAGGTAGTTTATCGATCACTGTGGGAAAGAAACACTTTTCGTTGGGCTGAGGGTACTCCACGAGTAAAGAGATGGAATTCTGAGGAAATAGTTATACCATACAAGTGCAAGACTGATGGTAAAATCCATAGATATTTCGTTGATTTATTGGTAGAACTTAGCAATGGAGAAATTATATTGGTTGAGATTAAGCCTAAGAAACAGACTATTCCACCCAAAAATCCAAAGAGAAAGACCAAAAAATATCTCAATGAGGTGACTACATATATTAAGAATACATCTAAATGGGAAGCTGCACAACGTTATGCTAACCATAAAGGATGGAAATTTCAGGTCTGGACTGAAGATACATTAAAAAATCTAGGCATCAAACTACTGAAATCTTGATATAAATAGTAGTATGGCAAGTTTATTTGACACATTACAAGCACAAGCTTTTAGAGCTGGAGTATCTCCACGTTCTAAGGAGTCTATGGCGTGGTTCCAAAGAAAATCAAGAGAACTACAAACACCTAACAGAAGAAAATTGTTAAAAGATCCAGCGCTTAATGCAACAAAAAATCCTAAGCCTGGTGATATGATGATGTATTTCTATGATCCTAAGCTTAAGGAAGAGTTACCTTATTACGATAGATTCCCATTAACTTTATTAGTACAACCTGCCAAGGGTGGATTCCATGGCCTGAATTTACATTACTTATCACCTGGCGTACGTGCCAGATTCCTTGATGAACTAATGGAATTAGCACCAAAAAACATTACAGATACATCAAGATTAACACGTATGAGGTATAATCTATTGAAAGGTGTAACAAAATATAAAGAGTTTAAGCCTTGCTTTAAACATTATTTAATGGACCATGTACAATCACAATTAGCAAGAGTACCTATGACTGAATGGGAAATAGCAATCTTCTTACCAACAGAACATTTCAAGAAGGTTAAAGCACCATCAGTTTGGAGATACTCAAGGAAAGCATACTCAACATGAACAGTATAGATAACCTAAAATCAACAATTTCTAAGAAAGGTGGAGTAGCATTTGCTAATAGATTTCAGGTGTTTTTTCAGCCACCTGGTGGTGTAACACTTAAAAATTTAATCAATAGTGATCCAAAAGCTTTGGTTGGTGCATTAGCAAAAAATGCTATATCAGGTGGAAAGCCTGCTAATATAATTCCTGATCCTAGAGATATAAGTATCTTATGTGAATCAGTTAACCTACCTGGAAGACAAATTAGTACAATTGATTATCAGGCTGAAAGACAGTCAATAAAAATTCCCTACGGAATAATTAATGAAGACGTTACAATGTCATTCATATTAACAAATGATTATTACATGAAAAAACTATTTGATGATTGGATGTCAGGTGTTTTTGATGTAGAAAGTTATAGAGTAGGATATAAAAAAGATTTTACAACTGATGTTGTTATACAGCAGTTAAATAGTAAAAACGTACCAGTTTATAGTGTAAGATTAGAGGGTGCATTCCCTGTTACTATGAACTCGATACAATTGGATAGTAATAGTGAAAATACTATTCAAAAACTGAATGTGACTTTGAGTTACGAAAATTATGTACCAGAAGATATTGTAGATACAATTAAAAGTACTGTATCTACAATTGGCGCTGGACTTGGTATTTAATAATAGGAGAATAGAATGGCTTTACCAAAGTTAAATAATGCACGGTACACTACTGTGATTCCATCGACGGGACAAGAAGTAGAATTTAGACCGTACTTAGTGAAAGAAGAAAAGATTCTGATGTTAGCATTAGAATCAAATGATCAAACGCAAGTAATGCGTGCAATCATTGATGTAATTAAATCATGTGTATTTGATGATATTGATACAGATAAGCTTGCAATGGTTGATGTTGAAAGTTTATTTATTGCATTAAGATCAAAATCCAGTGGAGAAAAAATTGATCTAGCAATTAAGTGTCAAAGCTGTGATACACCGAATGATGTAACTATTGACTTTAATGATATTGAAGTTCCTGAATTTGATGAAAAACAAGGGACAGTAATGTTAACTGATGAAGTTGGTTTAACATTAAGAATACCGTCATATAAAGATATAGTTGCTTCACAAAAGAAAAAAGGTGGTGAAGTAGAATTAGCCTTTGAAATGATGGTTAATTGTATTGAAACTATTTTTGATGCTGATGGTGTATATAAGGCAGCTGATGAAAAAAGATCAACTCTTGTTGAGTTTATTGATTCATTAAATAATGAACAATTTACTAAGGTGGGTGATTTCTTTACAGATATGCCACAATTAAGTTATGATTTAGAATTTGATTGTGTAAAATGTAAAGCAAATAACAAGCAGGAGGTAAGAGGTCTGCAAGGTTTTTTTACCTAGGCCTCTCACACGATAGTTTAGTTAATCATTTTAAGACTAACTTTGCTATGATACAGCACCATAATTGGAGCTTAACTGAATTAGACAATATGATGCCGTGGGAGAGGGAGATCTATATATCATTACTCTCTGATTGGATCAAAGAGGAAAATGAAAGAATTAAAAAAGAGAATAGGAAATTATAATGGGCGAAGAAGAAATTAAAAAGTCCGGACACCATCCGGCAGATACTAACGGAGACGGAAAGGTGTCTAGAAAAGAACAGGAAATGTATTTAGAGTTTAAAAGAAAAGAACTTGAAGATGCAGATGCTATGCGTGATGCTCAAAGAAAGATGGCTTGGTTTGCACTAGGCGGAATGTTGTTATATCCATTTGCTGTTGTATTGGCAGTACTAATGGGATTAGAATCAGCATCTAAGATCTTAGGAGATATGGCCGCGACATATTTTGTAGCTGTTGCGGGTATTGTTGCTGCATTCTTTGGTGCACAAGCATTCTCAGGTAAGAAATAATGGAAGGTTTAGCAGAATTAAATAACCTAAGCTATTTTGATGGTATTGTAATTACCATTTGGCTAGGTTTGATGTATTATGGAAAGTGTTGGATTGACAATTACTTTAATAATAAGGATTAAAAGAAATGGCCGAAGATATACCAGGAAACGATAATTTATCTACTGAACGTACGTTAAGTAATGTTGTTGACGAGCTAAAGCGTGTAAACGAAAACGAAGTTTTAACACGTAGTGAAGTTGTCAATACAAATTTAGCTATTGCTGCATTAGAATCTGGTGGTGGTGATGAAAAAACTCGAGAAGCTATGCTTGAGTTTATCGAAGAGCAAAGGCGAAAATCATTAGGTGAAGAGGAAGAACGTAAAGAAGATAATAAGAGAGATGATTTTCGTAATAGAGTCTTACAAAAAATTGCTGATTTAACTAAATTAAATTTAGATAAGCTTGATGAAGCCTTTGCTGATAAAGGTGGACTATCTATTTTAGGTGTTATAGCTAGGACAGCATTGAGTGGATTAATCGTAGGTATAGGTCTAGGTATTGTCGATTCATATAAATTTTTATTTAAAACTATTGGTGGTATAGTAACAAGAATTACAAAAGCGTTTGTAAGTATTACAAAGTTTGCTGATAGTAAGTTCTTTAATAACTTTTTTAGAAATAAATTTGCTGAAATTGGAACAGCATTTGTAAAAGGATTTAGAGCAGCTCAAGCTGGTATTGTAAGCTTTGCACAAGGTGTTAAGGCTTTCTTTGATCCAAAAAATAATAAAGTAGTAGCATTTGTACTCAAAGGAATAGCACAAGTCAAAAAATTATTTAGTAGTATTGCAAGAGTATTATTAGGTATAAAGGCAGTATTTGGATCTATGACTGCTGTATTATCTATTGATTTAAATAGTTTAAGAAAAACTACTGATGGACTACCTAGAGCATTAAGAAAATTCTTCCAGCCATTTAGAATTTTTAGTAACTTTTTTACTACCACATCTAAGCCTATTGCACAAAATATAAAAGGTATAACAAATTCTATATCAAAAGTCGCCGGTACAGGTGACAAAATGGCTAGAGCATTTACAAAATTTGTCAGAGGATTAAAGCCAGTCCAAGCTACATTCGGTGTTATTGGTAAAATTGGCGGCGCATTTAAAATGTTAGGTAGACAATTAGGTAGATTTTTCTTACCATTGACTATCATATTTTCGGTAATAGATTCTGTTAAAGGAGCATTCTCTGGATTAGAAGCAATTGGTAAAGATGCTGGATTCTTTTCTAAAGCTGCTGCAGTATTAACAGGTGCTATTGGTGGATTTATTAAAGGATTCTTTGCTATACCATTAGACATGTTACTAAAACTAATCGGCTGGCTAGCGGGTAAATTAGGGTTTGAAAATGTACAAGAATATATTAATACATTCCTTGATGAAAAAGGTGGATTAGCTGGTATAGTTCAGAGTTTAGTTGATAATGTAATTAACGGTATCAAAACACTGGCAACAATGGACTTTGGTGCTATAATAAAAAATGCTAGCCTAGATTTATTAAAATTAGTTAAAAAGGTTGCACTATTCCCATCAGCTGTAGCTGCAGGTGCAGGTGCTGCTTTATTCAATATTTTAAATGATCCTTTAGCAGCATTTACAGATAAATTTAATCAAACATTAGCTTTAGGTGATGCTCAAATTGATGCAATGAAATCACCAACTGGTAATATGGAAGGTGAAGAGATGATTGCAACATCACAAGAAAATGCTCAGGGTGCCCAGGGCGGACAAGGTGATGTTAATGTTGTTGACGCATCTGCAACTCAAACTGATGCATCAGATAAATCAAATAACTTCTTTAATTTCCAAGGTATTGGATTTCAAAATAACGAAGCAGTATTAGGATAAAAAAAAGGGGAGCTTTCGCTCCCCAAGTCATGTAACAATATGTTATTATTATGACTGCTTAGCCAATCTATCAAAGTAAGAAAGAGTATCTTCCTCGCCTTCATCAGTTTCGAATGGCGCCGCATCTGCTGTAGCCATAGTTGGTTCTTCAACAACTGGTGCTGGTGAAGGAGTTTCCATAGATACTC